TTTACCAGCAAGTCCTGCAGACGGTGAATTACTATACGCTACCGACACTAACAAATTATATGTAGGCGACGGCGGAACAGCTCAAGAAATTTCGGGCGGCACTGGCGGAGGTTTAGCCAACGTTGTTGAAGATTTAACTCCTCAACTAGGCGGCGATTTAGACATCAACGGTAAAAAAATTGTTAGCGCAGGTAATGGTAATATAGAAATAGATCCTGGTGGCACCGGTGAAATTATTCTCCACGGAAATTTGAATATTAATCTAAATGGAAATATTACTAAAACAGGCCAATTAAATATTTCCCCAACAACACTTACTAGTTTTGGAAATGACACTACTCTAGTAGATGGTAATGTGACTATAACTAGAAACTCATATGCTGCAACTCCGGGTACGGGATTCTTATTTCAACAACACCACGATACTGCTGATGCAGTAAATTTTACATTTTTTAGAAGTAGGGGAACTGCCCTTGCAAGAACCAGTGTCGTGAATAATGACGACATTGCTGATATTTCATTTATTTCTAACGACGGTACAGCGGGTGTTGGCGTAGGAAATATTACTTGTCAAGTAGACGGTGTTGTTAGTACTGGTCGGATTCCTGGCAGATTTGGATTCTTACTGCATGATGGTATAACTAGCGGTGCAGGTGGACTGCGAGAAGTTGCACAATTAAATTCTGCAGGCACATGGAAGGTTAATGCAATTCAAAATTATGGCGGAACAGATCTAACGCTAACTGCTACTACTGTTAAAATTGCAGGTGATGTACAAATCAACGCTCAAGGCGATTTAAGATTTGCAGATAGTGACAGCAGTAACTATGTTGCATTTCAGGCTCCAACAACTGTAACAAGTAATGTAACGTGGACATTACCTGCAACAGACGGCACAAGTGGAGCAGTACTATCAACAGACGGAAGCGGAGCATTATCATGGGTTACTGCTAGTGGTGGTGCCGCAGCATTAGACGAACTAAGTGATGTTGTCATTACTGGCATACCAACTAATGGTCAAGTGTTAAAGTATAATGGTACTAATTGGGTCAATGACACAGATGCTACAGGTGGCGGTGGGACTTCGCTAGGTAGTAGAGGACCTGTTTTTGGAACGTCAGCATCTTTGGCTAACGGTGCATCAGGCGACATAGACATTACTGGATTTAAAGGATACATACTTTATAAAATCCAAACTAGTGTTGCATCGTGGGTAAGATTATATACTGACTCTGCAAGCAGAACAGCTGACAACAGTAGACTAGAAGGAACAGATCCGTTGCCAGGTGCAGGAGTTATTGCTGAAGTTATTACTACAGGAGCAAGTACTATACTAATCAGTCCTGGTGCATTTGGATTTAATAATGAAGGTTCACCAACTACTAACATTCCTGTCCGAGTAACTAACAAGTCAGGTAGTACTACAGATGTTACTGTAACACTTGTTGTTGTGCAACTAGAGGCATAATATGTCTATATCAGATTACATTAAAAGAAAAGAATATATTGTAACTGTTAATAACTTCGAAGATTTAGATAGCATTTATGCTGATTTAGAAACTGAAGGTAAGAGTCCTGCAGGTATTAATCTATTAAGAAGTGTAGACTGCTTACATCGTAGAACTACCAGTAGAAATACTCATTACTTGTTAACGGATTTAGAAGTAGAAGAATTAAGAAACGATCCAAGAATTAGAGAAATTTCAATTGCTCCTTATTATTTAGGTATCAAGGCAGGTACAACATCAATTGAACAAACTAGTACAGAGTGGGATAAGTCAACTAGCACTGGCTCATCTATGAAAAATTGGGGATTGCTAAGGTGTACCGAAGGAGTGCAACGTTCAGGATGGGGTGGTACTGGATATCAAGGTGGCGGAACAGGTACTCCTGCACAAACTGGAACTATTACTCTAACTCAAACTGGTCGTAATGTTGATGTAGTAATCTGCGATCTTAATGGTATTGTATGGAATCATCCAGATTTTGAAGTCAATAATGACGGCACTGGTGGTACTAGGGCCATACAATACAATTGGTATCAACATAGTGCCGAAATAGGCAATGGTGCGAATAGTACTTATACGTATGGAGTTGGGGATCACTCAACACACGTGGCAGGCACAGTTGCTGGTAATACACAAGGTTGGGCTCGTAGTGCTAACATCTATAATCTATATTATGACACTGGCAATCCTGGCAACTTTAGTTATGTTTTTGATTACATAAGAGCATTCCATCGAAATAAAACAATTAATAATGCTACAGGAAGAAAAAATCCTACTATAGTTAACAACAGTTGGGGCATGAGTATTTTCCCCAGCGAATGGGCATTAACAGACATCACTGCTGTAACCTATAGAGGAACTAGATACACTCCTGCAGGTTCAACAGTTTACACAGGTTTCAGCGGTGTGTGTACTTCTAATGCAAGATTAGCAACCCTAGTTGGATTTGAAAATGCCGGAAACAGAATAACAACTACCGGGCCTTATACGCCACCAGGCGGTAGTATCTTAACTAAACCGGCCTCATGGACGCAGACTGGAGAGCAGGCATATTTTACTGAACTGTCACAACCTAATGCAAGTTATACCATTACAGTACAAGGACCAGCTGATTTAGAGTTGATTAATAATGTTGCAATGGATGCTGTTTCGGGTACAATGTCACTGGCTAGCTCTATTGTTATTACTCAAGGTGCGACTCCCGTGCAGACTTACACTGAAGATGCAGGATCAACCAGCAATGGTGGTACATTAGAAACTGACATTCGAGAAACTATTAACTTACCTGATGCAGCAGTGTATACTATTACATTTAATAATACTATCGATATTAGCGGCGCTGGTTCAGTATTATTTGCTTCGGCATTGAGTTTGATCGTAGTAACAGAAAGTACACCAGCAGCAGCATCTGTTAGCAGTATAACTAATACCTTATCTAGTACTGGTGGATGGACGTCTTCAACTACTCCAACTGTAGGTAACAATGATGACGGCTACTGGAATTTAGCTTTACCGTTTCCTATAACTTATCTTGGAACTACTTATAATGAAGTATATCCTAGCACAAACTTCTATCTAACATTCGGAGCAGGTTCTACAGTATGGTCAACAGTTAATCAAAGTTCTCCTAATCTTCCTAAGATCATGTGGAGTGCTGCTGATAACAGTGTGCAGAGAATTTATTACACTACACAAGGCACTGCAGGAAGCAGAACATTTAATATAAGAATGGAAGGTGCTGCAAGTACGTCCGGAGTGTTAGGATCTCCAACTATGGTTTGCGAATATGTATTCTACGAAGCTACTCCGGACCAGATTGATTTACAAGTAGGTGTAAATTCTAGAAAAACAACTGGCGCATTTACTACTGAACAATTAAATGCGTGGGGATTCATCAGTGGTCAGCGTATTCCTGCTAGAGTTTCAGCTGCTGATACGGACATTGAAGATTTATATTCAGAAGGTATTATCATGGTAGGTGCTGCTGGTAACGGTCGGTGGAAACATGATGTGCCGGGCGGGCTTGACTGGAACAACAGATTTGAGATGGCTACTAGATATCCCGATAGTGTAGCTAATCCTTATTACTATATGAGAGGAACGAGCCCTACTGCCAACGATACTGCTGCCGGTGGTGGTTTTGAAATGCCGGCAATATGTGTAGGATCTATCGACTCTATATCTACAGATCAAAAAGTACAATATAGTGACTGTGGTCCGGGAGTAGATTTGTATGCTCCGGGTACGCACATTATCAGTGCATTACCCAGTGGCGTTAGCGATCCTAGAGAGTCGGGATATTATTTAGGAAAATTTAGTGGGACTAGTATGGCAAGCCCGCAAGTATGCGGAGTTTTAGCATGTGCGTTGGAAATATATCCTAATATGAATCAGGTGCAAGCCAAAGCGTATATACTAGCTTACGCAAAGTCTGGACAAATAACTACTAACTCGAATGGTCCTGCAGACGGACAAGATCTACAAGGTTCAGCTAATTTATTTTTATATTATTATAAAGAACGTCCAGCGTCAGGAAATACATTTCCAAAACTTAACTACCAACCTAGACCTACTAGCGGAGCAGTTTATCCTAGAAGAAGAATTAGAAGGACTCTGTAATGGCACTAACCGTGTGGACCCAAAGATCTGGTTATAGATTTAGTACTATACAAGAAAGAAGTATAGTTAATGTTTCATTGCCGGTGTCTTCAAGTACCGGAGTAACATTTAGTGTTATATCTGGTAAACTTCCTATTGGATTAAGAATTGTTAACAACACTATTCAAGGAACACCGTTTGAAGTTCCTAGAACAACAGATTTTGAATTTGTTATTAGAGCTAGCAACGGTACACAGATTGCAGATAGAACATTCTTTTGGACTATCGAAGGCAGTGACGAACCTGAATGGCAAACAGCAGCAGGTACATTACCTATCGGACCTAATGATCAATATTACATATTAGATAGTTCATATGTTGACTTTCAATTGTCAGTGACAGACTTTGATACAGCTACTGGGCAAAGTTTAAAATTCTTTCAACCTAAAGATGGAGGTCAATTACCTCCAGGACTTATACTAACACAAGATGGCAGAATTGTAGGTTGGATTCAGCCAGCATTAGCTATTCCTTTGAATGTTGGCACTGGAGCATACGATACCGCAGTATTTGATACAGTAGCATATGATTTTGGTTATCGTCCAAGTAACGGGTACGATAGTTATCTGTACGACACTACTAATTATGATTATTCTGTAGATTCTTTAACTCCGAAAAAATTAAACAGGTACTATGAATTTTTAGTAACGGTTACTGACGGTGATACTAGCTCAACTAGAAAGTTTAAAATATTTGTAGTAGGTGATGACTACTTCCGTGCTGATACAGTGGCTATTAATTCAGGTAACGGTGCATACACTGTAGATGGTACTTATGTAAGAGCACCTATATGGGTTACTCCAAGTAATCTTGGTGTTAGACGTGCTAATAATTATGTAACATTAAAATTAGATACTTACGAAGCTATTGACCTTGGACAAATTACCTATTCACTTGATACTGTAAATCCGGTTATGTCTGCAAAAGCATATACAACATCGACGTTAGAAAACAAGATCGGAAGAAATTTATTACGAATTAGAAATGCTTCTGCTGTACCAACAACTGCAAGTAAGATTTCGTTATCTAAATATGTAACAGGTGCTGACAGCACTGTGTATAAAATAGTAAATGTGCAAGCAATTTCATCTACTGAATATGTACTTACAGTATTGCCTAACTTAACTTGTGAAATTTTTAATAATACATTTTTAGAATTAGGTACATTAAGTATATTGCCTCCAGGAATGGTGTTTGATTCTGGAACATCAGAAGTGTTCGGAGTAGTACCATATCAACCAGCAATCACTCAAACTTATAATTTTAGTATCACTGCTACTAGGTATAGCGACAAAGCTGAGACTGCCAGTGCTACTCGTACATTTACCATACAATTAATTGGTGAATTAGACAGTGTTATTACATGGAATTCTCCAAGTGCATTAGGTACTATTGGGGCGAATTACATTAGCACCCTTGCGTTAAATGCATCAAGTACTATTGCAGATTCTGCAATACTATATGTCCTTGAGTCTGGTAGTTTGCCGCCTGGACTTACTTTAGCCCTTGATGGCGAAATTGTAGGTAAAGTAAATCAATTTGGTTCAGGAACTAGGTATTGTGGAACATGGGTTTCTAATAGAAATTACTTGCTAAATGATGTTGTAAAATACAGCGGAGTTTATTATAAAAGAATAACGCCCGGAAGCAGCTTATCATTTAATATTGCACAATGGGATTTGTATTCATTTACAAATCCAGGCATTATTACATTTGACGGTGGCGATTTACTATTAGATGCAGGCGATACTACAGTAGATAAATCATACACATTTACAGTACAGGCAAGAGACATACTAAGCTATAGTGCAATATCAAGAACATTTACTCTTGATATTGATACACCTAATGATAGATTGTATAGCAACATGGTTGTTAAACCTTTCTTAAAACAATCTCAGAGAGATACGTTTAGAGAATTTATTACTGATTCAAATATATTCAGTTCAGGTTCTATTTACAGACCCAGTGATCCAAATTTTGGAATACAAAATGATCTTAAAATGTTAGTGTTTGCCGGTATTGAAACTAAAAGTGCTGCCGAGGTAGTAAGTGCAGTTGGCCGTAATCACAAGCCTAAGAAATTTAAATTAGGCGATGTTAAAAAAGCACAGGCAAAAATCACTGGAACAAATACTGTTGTCTACGAAATAATTTACATTGAAGTTATAGATCCTTTAGAAATTGGCAAAATTAGTTTACCTAATGTAATTGCCACAGTTAATAGTAACACTGCAATAACTATTGATCAAAATAATCAATATTACAATGGACCGTTTAATCAAGATACTTCATACTTTAAACCTGCAGATCCGTTTGAAGTTAGTATCGATAGCAGTGACGTATTTGCAGGTGATCCAAACAGTAGTTTAAGATTTCCAGCTAGTGTTGCTTTATGGCGTGAACGTATTAAGTCTATTGGATTACGAGAAAGAAATTACTTGCCACTTTGGATGCGTACTATTCAAGATGGTAGTGTACAAGAATTAGATTACGTTAAAGCTATTCCGCTGTGTTATTGCAAACCTGGAACAGGCAATGACATTTTATTAAACATTAAAAATCGAGCATTTGATTTTAAACAAATTGACTATGTAATTGACAGGTATATAATAGATTCTGTCACCGGCTACTCTGCCGATAAATACATCGCATTTAAAAACGATAGGACAACTATATCATGACAAGCGCAATTAATTCAACTGCTATTGATGCAGCATTCCCTGTAGCAGGGCAAGACAATAATAGTCAAGGATTTAGAGATAATTTTGATTACATTAAAACTGGACTAGCAACTGCTGCCAGCGAAATCACAGCCTTACAAGCTAATACAGAAGGTTTAGAACTAACAGGTGTAACTGTTGGAGGTGTTGATGGTAGTGATTTTAACGATAGATTAATCAACAATGCAGTCACTAATAGATTATTGGGTACAGTGTACACAATAGGAACAACTGCCAGTTACACAATTGATACTAGAGAAGCAGAATACTTTGTGTATCAATTAAACACTAACGCAGTAACATTAACATTTTCACAATGGCCGGCTAGCGATAGATTTGCCAAAGTAAGAGTTGATGTACGTAGTGATGGTTCTGCACGTACAGTAACATTTGCAACAACTTCCGGAACTGTAATCGTTAATGGTGCTACTTTCCCTTTATCCTTGTCAACTAACACTGCTCATCGTCATGTTTTTGATGCGTGGACAGTTAACGGTGGAAATACTGTATATGTTAAGTATGTCGGAGTGTTTGCCTAATGCATCCGCTAGCAGAAGATTATAGCAAGCTCAAAGATGCTGAGATTGAATCTCGAATTCAAGATCTTAGCAAGAAATATTGGCAGGCTGCAAATCCGTGGGTGCAAACTCAAATTACAATGTTTTTGGATCTATACCGCGAGGAGTTAAGATCTAGGCAAGCAAAAACTTGGCAACAACACCAAACGAAGAGTCCTGAGCTTGACAAATTAATTAATGTCAAGTAAAATAGCTAAATGCTATCAGACAAATTCGGTAATCCATTATTTCAAGAACAAGATATTTTTAACATGCTCTATAAAGGGCAGTTAGAGTATTTTGATCAAATTTTTGCAGAGCCAACAGACGAGGTTCGAGCACTGTTTAAAAATTTAGGAATTAGTCCTAAGCAAGTAGATCCGTATGAAGATCAAAAGTTTTTTGACGAAGCTAATCAGTCTAGTTGGTTTATACCTGAAGATTACTGCCCAAACTTAGTAGAATATCTGTATGGATGTTGTAACACTAAAGAAGAAACTGATCGTGTAAGTGAAGAACTCGAAGCATTTATTGAACACGGAATGTTGGATTTGTTGTTTGTTTTAAAGTACATTGTAGATACACTTAGAGTTAATAATGTAGTTTGGGGTGTAGGAAGGGGTAGTAGTGTAGCAAGTTATGTGTTATACTTACTAGGGGTACACAAAATCGACAGTATAAAATATAATTTAGACTGGCGTGAATTCTTGAGATAAGTATTAATATAATCGTAAGGAGATTATTATGGCAATGAAAGAAGCAGCTCGTAAAGTATACAGAAGTATGCAGGGCAAAGAAATTGATATTGATAAAATGCGCATTCGCAATGAAACTACTGTAGCATTAGGCAATGCAAAGATGAATGCTCGTGGCGACGAATTAGGAGCCAATGGCAAAATCATCCGCAAGCGTGAAGAATCAAGTACTGAGTATCATACAGATAGTTCTGAACTTAGGAAATAAAATATGGGATTACTACTATCTGATGATGAATCTGCAACACTCATGGGTGTTCATAAACATCAGCAAGGCGATTTTATAAGAAACGTAAGTATAAATATTCATTCTATAAAATTTACTACTTTTAGACCCTTGCACGATGGAGTATTTGTGTATGATATGAGCTTTGGCGAGCAAAAATCCTCAGGCGGCATTATTGTTCAAAGTGATAATGGTAAAATACACGGTATACATCCACGATGGGGTAAAATATATGCAGTTGGTCCAAAACAAAAAGATGTAACAGTTGGGCAATGGATTTTAGTATCACACGGTCGATGGACTAGGGGAATTAAAATTGAAGATGCAACTGGGGAGAAAATTATTAGAAAAGTTGACATTAAGGAAATGTTACTAGTTTCTGATGAAACTCCACCAGAAGAAATACTTATTGGACAAGAATAATGACAAATCCATTTCGTGATCAAGAAAAATTCATGAAAGCTAGCGATCAAACTGTTGGCGAATTAAACGAAGAACAGTACAAACTGTATTTGTCACTCATGGATGAAGAGTGGAAGGAGCTTAAAGCTGCACTGTTAATGGAAGACCGTGTAGAGCAGTTGGATGCTCTATTAGATTTCATTGTAGTCACAATTGGTGCAATACACAGTGGGGGCTTTGATGGCGAAGGCGGCTGGCGAGAAGTCATTGGAACTAACCTAGCTAAGATCGACAAAGAGACTGGCAAGGTTCGTAAGCGTGAGGACGGTAAGGTATTGAAACCCGTAGGGTGGGTGCCGCCGGAGTTGGCTCCTTTTGTGAGCAAGTAACTCAAAGGGTCTTGA